GTGCTACCACTGCGGACAAAAGGGGATGAGCGCGTCGAGGCTCGCGCCCAAGCGATCAGTACAGAGTATGTACCAAAGATCGCTCTTCCAGTATGTGCTAACACTGGGCCACCAAGGCGAGGGGAAACTCATAGCCTTCTTGCTTCTCGATCATATCAAGACAGAAGAGGTCATAATCAAACTTCACCCTCTCCCCGGCTTCCTTAACTTGGCGTGCAAAGTCTTCCACACTCTGCCTACCATGATGCGCCATACAACGCATCGCCCCATCAAGGATGTCTTTCTGGACCCGAAAATCAATCAGGTTCCCGCGCTCAGTCCACTGAACCATGCGCCATATAACATCCTTAGGGAGCGGACACATCATAACCCCCGCCTCCTCTCTGAAGTTCAACTTTATGAACGACAAATCCTTCAGAGGCTCCAAAGGTATGATTCCTGCTCCCTTACTCGCCGACGTGACTTTCATTCCCAAGCCAGCCGCCACCTTAAAGACGGTCTCCCGAGAGAAATATTTCACATGACGAGCAACGCTGCAAATCACGTCATCACCATACGTGATAGCCCTCACTTCTCGATTGAACTGCTCAAAGTCCAACGACAGTCCAGCCTCTCCTCTCCCATACAAATATGAGAGTAGAATGATGAAAACGTTCGTGACTGAGTTAAATATGTCCGTCATTGGATTGCCGGACTTGTTCCCCTGCTCAGTCAGGAAAACAGTCTCGCGACACAAAACATAAGAATGCTGCAAAACATGCAACAAACAATGTCTTTGCTGTTTCGTCTCTTCGGGCAGACAATAATCTGTCACTGCCCTAAAGAAATCGAAAGCAATGGGTGTCACACTCCCATCATAATTAGAATAGTCAACATCAAATCCAACGTCACTATTCCCACGCAAACCCTGCCACATAGCCTTCCACACAGTTTCTTTATCAATACCAACCGCGCACATAGTCTCGAAACCAGGGTTAGCCTTCATGTAATTAAGGAATGGTCCGAAGTACTTACGCATCAACAAACTAAATTCCAAAGGTGGCATCTCAAACACACGAGTCTTCCCAATCTTGACCTTCTCAATTGCACGCAACTCGTCCTTGTTCGACGACACCCACAGGAACACTGGTACATTACCTATCGTAATTTCGCGATCCGCCTCCTCGTACCGCTCTACAAAAGTGGAATCCAACTCCGGAATGACAAAAGTCCGCGCCTTCTCAGTCCACGTATAATGATCTTCCGAGTCCATCTCAAAGATTTCAGTCTTTCCATGGGTGAAATACTTACTCCAATAACCAGTCGATGTATGCATATTAAGCTTGTCCATAATCCCATGTCCATTGATGGCCTGATCATCAGTCCAGACCTCCGCGAACTTCGGAAATTGTTGTGCATAAAACTTCACACACTTTTGGAGAATAGCATTCCCAATACATTTATTGGGTTCACTAACATACTTCACGCTAACATTAGATTCTAGAGTGTTGACGTAAAGGACGTCAGGTTCTTCACCGACTTTCACAATTCCCTTAGCAGACGGACGCCATTCATCGGTCCACTCCTTGCTACGCAACCACCTAACTTTCGTTGTGCGCAGCGGTACGTGCACCTCCAAAGGCACATCATTGACAACACACTTGCCAAGAACTGGAGCATCAGTCAACCATCCCTCGGGAACAACACCATCTCCGGTGAGACCCCCAATCTGTGTCACATGAAGAACTGGATTGACCATACGCTCAAGCTGTGCTAAGGCGATTTCAATATTTTCACGCACAAGCTGCGTTCCTCCACACGCACTATATGGAGCATGGAACATAGCACTATGCAACGCAACAAATGGAGCTTGCACACTCGAACTACGACAGATGTACGGACGACCACAATCACCATAAGTGGTTTTTTCTTGTCCAGAGTACTTAGCCACAAACATCTCCATCTCCTCAGTTTCCTCCAGATTATCGAGAGTTCCATAAAAACGTGTTTCAACGCGCACAGCTACATCATCCCTCACACGATTAGTTGCCGATGCAAGAATAGTGCAATCAATTTCTTGTCCAGTGTACCTCTTAACCTCTTTCAAAGTTGGAATGAGGCCAATGAGTTTTGGTGTTCCAGCCATTGGAACACCAAAAAGGTACACAATGCGCAAGTCAATGGGACTCCCTGAAAGACCATTTACACGCACACTATTTGTAGCATCAAGAGCGAAGGGAAACTTTCTCCCTTCTGGTGTAATTAAACGTGCACCAGCAACTTTATCGTGTTTATTTTGACGCAAGAACTGTTCATAAAAGTGATTTGGAAGAAGAATATACCTTCCTTGCATAACTACACAATGCATGCCATTTTGTCCGTACTCTGGATCGTCATAATGATACAGCTCAATCCAACGAATACATTTTCTCACCTTCTCGAAAACGCCATTATCTGTCAAAACTGGTTTCACCTTCCCAAGAGAATTCTTCGTCCGCACGGCCACGTTTCCATCATAAAGAGATGCTTGTAGTTCGCCTCGCAAGGTTCCAGTCATAGCTTTCCAAGCCAAAACACAAAGTCCAATACACGAAGCAACAACACCAGCTGCGGCCAACCAACTAACAAAGCCTCTCCAAACCGGTGCTTGATCTTCTGGAAACATTGCACCAGCTATTTCGCAAATATCACGATGTTTAATAGCGGCGTCCAGATCCACTCCAAACTTGGGCCCACCAAGACAATTGGCCATCTTTCTAACATCTTCCGACAAGATCTTCCAATTAACCTCAAGCACACCCTCACGCTGATCAAATTCAATTGCCTGTAAAAGTTCTTCCAACCGTTCAGCAGATACAGAAAAATGATCACTCGCATCTGAATAATCACCAACCGAACTCTCGCCTTGCAACAAGCCGATCTTCTCCTGAATCTTATTAGTCTCTGCATGATATTTCTCATGCGTGGCCTTCAAATCTTCAATGATTTGAGCCATACTATACTTCACGCGCGATTCATTGCCAGTAGTTCCAGACAACTTATGAAAAATCCAATGCTTATCAGCATAGGCCATAAGACTCTGAGCATCATTGACTTCATCCAAATCTGAAAGAAAAGCACTACTCTTTTTCTTGTTAATTTCCACTTCGAACATGTTTTCACGAACTCTCTCATTGAGAGCATCGGAATTGTTCAAACCTTGCACTCCTTCAAACGACTTCGTATTGGAAGACAAACCTATGGCCACTGAAGTGAAAGTATCCTTCTTACCCTCTATAGCGGCCTTCGGAACCGTATAATCACAAGGTGACACAATAGTCATTATCCTTTGTGCATCATCGGGTCCGGAGACTGTAAAAACATCATCCATATTAGCTATAAGTTGACCCCTATATCCTTCCCAATGCTTTACCTCAATTCCCGGAATAGCATAAACCTCTGAGGCCACATCTTTAAATTCACACAGCTTAGTTGCATGCAAAAATAAAGCTGGGATTATATTCTGTTGCAAGTAGGATTTTCCTTGTTGTGATTTGCCATACAAATACCACACCGTGGGCCTACGCCGCGGACGAACTCGAGCTTGCGCCTCCAACTTTACTGCCTGATTCTGCACTTCCTCAACATTACGCATAAGATCGACTGGCATCCGAAAACCAGCTCCAGACATTTTCTTAAAACGAGTTGCAATCTTTATCAATGGTGTCATCGCAGCAAGTTTGTCCCAATCTGTAGTTTTCCTCATAGCAGCAAACCTGGTCGCAAATGAAATCTGCTCAGCCTCAGTAATCTCAGCAAAGTTCTTCAACATGCCTGTCCCCTCAAAAATATAATCTATCACACTAGTTACAAAAAGAGCCACACGCGCTCCAGCAGTTTGTCCTTCCGCCAGTTCACGCAGTGAAATCATGAGCATAGACAATGAAGTCCGCGACGTACCAAATCCAAAAATGCGCAAAATCACACTAATAACACCCGAAGTCATGGAAACACAATGTTCACTCACGAAATCAAACCACTCTCCCCCTTGCAATACCCCAGTTTTGCGCACTAGCTTCTCTAGTTGTTGCACTAGAACGCAATTCCTTCCTATATGAACCGAAAAGAGATCAATTAATTTCCACACACTCAAGACTTGAACAATCCGACTGCCCCCCAAACTCAAAACTGAATGTACAATATCTCGAATGGTTGTGAGCATCTCATAAGCCCTGCCTATGGCACCACCAGCCATGGATGTTGCTTTTTGCTGTATAGACTCCTCCATTTTATCCAATTTACTTGCTGCCATGTCAGTGAGGGCTTTAACACTGCCAAAAGCTTCTCGAGCTGAATCAAGAGTTGGTGACGCGGCACGCACAAAACGATCAGCAACGGCGGCAGCTGCAGATTCTCCAATCTGCAAGGTTCCCTGCAAACTTCGCACATCTTCAACTGCCCCCGCTAGGGCAACGAGACTATCCATGTCAAAAGCCTCTTGAATAGTGAACCCATGAACAAAATCCTCACCAACACAAATAGCAGCATCAATAATAAAATCAAAGTGTTCGCCAAAGTTGGGTTCGGACCACGCATTTCGCAAATCTCTCATTACGTCTTCAACTTGAAGAAAGCCATGTTTCATATATTTGTAAATATCAAGCTCAGGCCCGGGATTTGGCTCAACGCCAGACTTCAATAATTCATCCTCAGTAATATCGGGATCGCTGTCTGAATAATCAGACACACGATTCCTGTGGAGGCGTGTGCCTCGGGGTTTGGGCGATTCACTCCCATCTTCCTCAACATCTCCATCGTTATAAGTGCGAGCATCATCATCCTCTACAAGTTCACCAACTACAGCTGGAACAACAAATTGCACCTGAGGCACCATCAGTGGAAAATAAACATGAAAATCATCGCCCACACTATGGTATAAATAGGCTCTCAAACCTCGTGTCCCCCAAATATCCAAAGCTGTAGCAGTTTGTTCCTGATGTTGGAATCCAATATTAACTAAAGGGAAATAGACAGGTGTTGTATCTGCCATATTAGAACTCGGCGTATGTGTCAATACCAAGGGAGCCCGACGATAATGGGGCACCTCGATAGTATTTTCTTGCTTTTCGGCAACCGACCATTGGGTACCACCAACATACAATGTCTGCAGTCCAGTGAAAGTACCCGGATTAGCAGCCATTCCTACAGTTGGTTTCAGGTCTTGCAAGTAATCAGTTTGAGCAAAACCCGTCAGGCCATAAGCACGAGCCACATTTGAAGCAACAGTCAGACGATTGGATCCAGAACAAAAAGCATAGGAAGATAAAATATACATGTGGGTTCTACCACAAAAGGAAGGCCCACTCCACGTATTTTTCACTGTATCAACCGGATTCGACAAAGAATACGAATCATTGAGGTTAACACTAGACGCATAACAAGGACGCCTCAAAAGAGTCAAAACATTGTCGTGCGATTCGCGTATATTGCCTCCACGCCCCCTTCCAGCCTTATCAAAGGCTATTTGCTGTGTTGCAGTTTCATTAATGGTATCTGACGCAACCCTATCACCAGTCAAAACACCCGTCATAGCACGCTTTACAGCCATGTGTGGTGCTAAGGCTTGCAACCAAACGGAAAAAGACAAACTTTGCGATGCAGTCGCCGGGGCTCTCAAAGCATTCCATGTTCGCACTTGCAACGATCCCATACTCACTCCTGTTCGCAACACTCGTGTAAACGCAGAAAAGGGTACAATTAAATCCATCGACGTTTCCGTAGCAACATTCATAATGACATGCGGCAATTGCGTGAAAGTTCCAAAAGTCAATGACGTGGTTGAAAAACCCTGGGGAATCCAAACCAACATAAGCGCTCCTTGGTGAAATTGCGTTGGATTAATCCGGAGGGTTGCTTTAAAACCCATGCGGAAAAACTCGTGATACGAGTAAAGTCCTGTAGGAGCCAAGCTTGCGTTCCAGAAATCACGCGGCAAAACCATCTGAGCCAACGTAGACCCTTCTGCTGATGATGTTGGAAACGACAATCCACGCAAAAGCAGGTACTGTCTCTCCATAATATTTTGTGTGTCTGCTGACACCACATTCGCGACAGAAACAACATTTTCCAAAGTATGATCTGAAGCACCTTGTTGGGGCCTATGTGCCGGCGTTGTAACTGCAACATCACGCACAACTTCAGATTCCATTTGGAAAACCCCCTCATACATAAATTTCGCTGCTTCTGGAAAATTGCGCGGAATTTTAAACTCAAAATCATCCAATGCACTTATGTAAACATTAATGTCCACTGTGCCTGAAACTGTGCCGTTGTTGATCAAAGCATTTTGAACAAAAATGAATATCTTACCCAAAGAGTTATCTAAACTCTGCCCCGTTCCCGGGGTCACATTACATTTGAGATAATCATTTTTGGCCACGAATGGTATATCCATTGAAGTGCGATTCATAACACCCAAATCAATGGTTGCAGAAGTACAATTCCGCGCCTGATCAATATTAATATCCTCACCAGTGGGATTAAACGCTATAAAAAGCTGCCCTTGATGAAAATGAGTAGGCAAACACTCTATCGTAAAGCGCAACCCACCACGCCAAAAGTTATACACCATTTGCGCATAAGACAGCATGGTTGAGATAGAAATAACCGTATTACCAGGGGCGATAGTACCAGCCACTGCTGATGTACTCGGTGAAACCCAATAAGATGCCAAAAGGGACCCAGAGGGCAGAGTTGTTGTCCAAAAGATTGCCGTAATTCTAGAAGGAATACGACACCGGAAGACCAAACTCTCACACTGGTCGGCTCGTTCACTCTCTATGACATGTGATTCATCGACACTAATGTCCTTAACGGATACTGCAAGATTTGTAACACTCAGTGGCAAATCCACAACACCAAAATTACCAGGTTCCGACAAAGAAACACTTGGCGTGTCTTTATACGAGCCATTGCCAAAAACAGATTTGGCTATAGACCCAATCAGAGGCAACGATTCCACTGATTTCATCACACCTCCTAAAGCGGACGCTGCAATTTGTTCCATTTGTAGGTCACCCTCCCAACGCTGCTTAAACTCTCGCTTTGGCTGCCGTGGTTCTTGCCACAAGTTGCCAAAAGCACGTTGCTGACGTTGTGCGGCAAGAAGCTGTTGATAAATTCGAACTTCATCCATAGTCTCACACGGTCTATCCCTACCAGGCACAATCCTAGCACACTCTTGAATCAAGCGTTCACGAACTAAAGATTTCACACTCTTAGAGTCAGAAGACGCAAAGGTTGTATCTTTAGTTGTAGCCATAGTAAAATTGTGGAGAAACATACAAGTTGTCACGTAACCAACGCCGCTGAAAACTCATGGCCGCGGTCGACCATGTGTATTTATACACCCCATCTGGGCCTACACGCATACACCACAACCTTGAAAATTGAAGGTCAAATAAAGGAAAGTAGCTTTTAACTCACGTCGTCACACAAATCGAGGAGTGTGTTACCACACTTTTATCCCAAACCGAGACTTCGCCTTTCCAACATCATCACTAAAATTCATCCAGTCACAATGCACCGTCGTTCAAAGACTCCGCCAATGACGGTTCTCTCATCGTTTACATAATTAACGTACATATAAAAACCAGAAGGATAGAAATCCAACTGCTATCCGAGTTACTGCTCGTCAGCTTGATAGGTAAAAACCTACCAAGGATCCCCGTGAGATCAGCACGGGTACTGATTAAAAGAAACGCAACGCTTTAACG